AGGGGAAGTATCTCCCTTAAAGACGGTCACAGAGACCCATGTTGGGCCATTTGCTGGACAACCTAAGTCAGATCAAACCTTATGAGTACCCAACTCAAAGCGCCGTTACTTGGGGCAATAGAGCCACGCCTTCACAGCCCATGGTTAAAATCCAAAACTCGAGGCGATGAGGTTGTGGAGTTCGCAAAACAAATCGGGCGCGAGTTAATGCCATGGCAAGAGCTGGTAGTACGCGATTACTTTTCAACTGGCGATGAGGGTAAGTTCATTCGCCGCACCGGGCTACTTCTGGTAGCTCGTCAAAACGGAAAATCTGAATTAGCGCGAATTATGTGCTTGGCTCATCTCTTCCTCTTTGGATCTCGTCGGGTGCTGATCATGTCCAGTAATCGAGCAATGACTTTGGTGTCATTTCGGGAAATGGCCTACCTGATCAACTCAAACCCATTTCTCAAAGAGCAGGTGCGATCAATCAGGTATGCCAATGGAAGTGAGTGCATTGAGCTGAAGAATTCAGGGCGGCTCGACATCGTTGCAGCTACTCGAGATGGCTCGCGCGGTCGCACCGCTGATTTCCTATGGGTAGATGAGCTTCGTGAGATTGATGAGGAAGCATTCACCGCTGCTACCCCGACCACTCGGGCAACCGATGGTCAGAGCTTCTATACATCCAATGCTGGCGATGCATTCTCGATCGTACTCAATAACCTGCGAGAGAAATGCCTTGCCTACCCACCTGAATCTTTGGGCTTCTATGAGTATTCAGCGCCTCAGTATTGCAAGATTGATGATCGCAAAGCATGGGCACTGGCAAACCCTGCACTGGGTCACACAGTCAGTGAAGAGGCACTAGCTGAGGCTATGAGCACCTCTTCGATCGAATCGTGGCGCACTGAGTCATTGATGCAGTGGATTGACTCCCTTCAATCGCCATGGCCTCATGGTGCATTCGAGGATTGCTCTGATTCCACACTGGAAATGTCGCCCGGGCCAATGACGATCTTTGCTTTCGATGTTGCACCATCTCGGCGTACTGCATCTTTAGTTGCAGGTCAGTTACTCCCCGATGGTCGTATCGGTATTGGGATCTTGCAGTCATGGCATTCTGATGTAGCTGTCGATGAGCAGAAAATCGCCGTTGATGTCAAGCTATGGGCGGATAAGTATTTTCCTCGAATGATTTGCTTCGATAAGTACACCACTGCCACGATTGCTCAAAGACTTCAGATGAGTGGCTGCGCCACCGTTGATTGCTCGGGCACGATCTTCTATCAGGCTTGCTCGGATTTCCTCGATGCTCTGGTCAATCGACGGCTGGTGCACTCGGGTCAAGAAGCTCTTATCCAGCAGATGAATAATTGCGCGGCTAAGCAAAATGATGCCGCTTGGCGAATAGTGCGACGCAAATCCGCTGGCGATGTCAGTGCTCCGATTTCCCTAGCCATGGTCGTACATCAACTCATCAAACCCCAAGGTCAAGCGGCGGTTTATTCGGCATAAGACTCGCGCTCGACATCTCCCGTAAATGCTTGACATTTAGTAAAAAATTGATCTATGGGAATAGCAGATCGATTGGGCTTTCGAGCCAAAGCAGCTGACCCGACTTCTCGTGTCGTGGCGCAATTTGCCCCACCCGTCATGGATGCACCTTATGGTGGATTGTTCAATCAAAATAGTTACGGCGGCTATAACAATTACGCCAACGCAATGGATCGTCAATCTGCAATGTCAGTACCAGCGATTGCTCGTTGCAGGAATTTAATTGCACAAACTATCGCTTCAATTCCTTTGGAAATGTATAACACCAAGACTGGCGAAGAATTAACAAATTTAGTATGGGTAGATCAACCTGATAAGCGTCAACCTCGATCGGTAACTATCGCTTGGCTCGTGGACAGTTTGCTAATGTATGGAGTCGCTTATTTAAGAGTTACTGAAGTTTATCAAGATGATAATCGCCCTGCTCGCTTTGAGTGGGTACAAAATGATCGCATTACTACAAAGTTAAATGCTATTGGTAGTGAAGTTGATTATTACATGTACATGAATGAAAAATTACCTATGAGTGGCGTTGGAAGTTTAATTACATTTCAAGCTCTCGATCAAGGAATCTTATTACGATCAGCTCGTGCAATCGGTTCAGCAATCGATGTAGAAAAAGCAGCTGCTGTTGCATCACAGACTCCTATGCCTTCTGGAGTCATTCGCAATACCGGTGCAGATCTTCCCGATGCACAGATACAGGGAATTCTTGCAAACTGGAAAACAGCCAGGCAAAATCGCAGCACTGCGTATTTAACTTCAACTTTGGAATACCAAGCAACCGCATTCTCACCAAAAGACATGATGATGAATGAGGCAGTGCAGTACATGGCTACACAGATGGCTCGCGTATGCAATGTGCCAGCATGGATGATTGATGCAGAAGTTTTTCGTGGCATGACTTATCAAAATGTTCTCGATGGTCGCAAAGAATTCGTCGCGTACTCACTCCAACCGTTCATCACGGCCATCGAGACTCGTTTATCAATGGATGATTTAACACCACGAGGCACACGCGTTTCATTTGCCGTTGATGAGACATTCCTTCGTGCCGATGCAATGGCTCGCCTTAATGTCGTAGAAAAAATGCTCAATCTTGGACTTATCACCGTCGATCAAGCGATGGAGATGGAAGATCTCACACCTAATGGAGACAATAATGAATCTGCAATTCAGTAGTGCAATCGAAGCCAGTGATACTGGTCGTCGCATCATTAGTGGCATCGTCGTACCCTTTGGCAAAATCGGTCGCACTTCTGTTGGCGATGTCGTATTTGAAGCTGGATCTATTGAAATTGGCGATCCCAAAAAAATCAAACTTCTTGCACAACATTCACAAACCGATCCAATCGGTCGTGCAATTTCATTCCAAGAATCTGCAACTGAGATTCGTGGGCAATTCAAAGTCAGTGCTAGTCAAAAAGGATCAGATTATTTGGTTATGGCTAGTGAAGATTTGATCTCGGGCTTATCCGTCGGCGTTGAAGTCATCGCGTCGAAGCCCGGGAAAGACGGCACTCTGTATGTGCAGCGCGCGACACTCAAGGAAGTTTCCTTGGTGGAATCCCCTGCATTTACACAAGCTGTCGTCACCAATGTTGCCGCAAGCGAAAGCAAAGCGGATCTACACACATCAGAAGAAACTCAATCAACCACTGAAAGTGAGGCAATCGTGGAAACTCAAGCTCCCGAGGCCGTAACACCTGAGGCTCCAGCTGCGGAAACAGTCGAAGCCTCACGACCAACAATTAAGGCAACTTCTCCATACATCACTTCAACTGTTCGCCACGGAATTACCTCCATGGGTAAATACACAGAGCACAAAGTAAAAGCTGCTCTTGGTAACGATGATTCTAAGTTGTGGGTATCTGCAGCTGAAGATCGTTCAATGCTTACAGCGTCCGACACTCTTTCAAATAACGGCGCATTCAATCCAATCCAGTACCTTCAAAATTTCGTGTCTAACACAAACTTTGGTCGTCCTGCCATTGATGCCGTAACTCGCCAAGCCGCACCTGCGTCTGGCCTACAAATAAACATTCCTGCAATGATCACTTCTGCTGGTGGCGGTTCTTCTACTGCTCCAACAGTTGCTGCAAACACAATCGGTGATGCTCCATCAGATACACCGATGACTTCTGCCTACACAACTATGACTTTGGCTCGCTATGCCGGTCAGCAAACAATCGATTTATCTTTGATTGAAAGATCAGATCCTGTTTTCTTTGATCAATTAGCAATTCAACTTCAGCGAGCATACTTGCTTGCAACGGATGCGGCCATGATCGCAGCTTTAACTGCAGGTGGAACTCAAGCAGCAACTACTGCTGGTACTTCAGCAGGTTTGATTTCTTTCATCTCAACAGAAGCACCTGCTGCTTATGCTGGTTCTTCATACTTTGCTGAAAACATCATCACCAACACAAACTGGTGGTCAACTTTGATCGGTGCAGTTGATACAACTGGCCGCCCAATTTACAACGCAATTAATCCTTATAATGCAGCTGGTCAATCTGCACCAACTTCAATCAAGGGTAATGTGCTTGGGCTCTCGCTTTATGTCGATAAAAATGTAACTGCTGGTCTCATAGATGAGTCAGCGTTTATCGTCGCACCTGAGACTGCACTTTGGGTGGAATCACCTGAGGCATTCTTTAGCGTGAATGTCGTAAGTTCAATGGCTATTCAAACAGCCATTTATGGCTACGGCGTTGGCAAAGTTCTTATTCCTGCTGGCGTTCGTCGCTTTAATCTCACCTGATTTACTGAATAGATAAATAGCTGGTGGGGTTGTCGCTCCCGATCGCCCCACCAGTCTTATCAAGAGAGGATCTGAAATGGCTGCAACTTATGTCACGATGCAAGAGCTTCGCGATAACCTTGGCATCGGCACTCTCTATTCAGATAGCGTCGTGGAATCAGTATGCCAAACTGCTCAGGATCTTCTCGATCAATACCTTTGGTATGACTCAGTACCAGTAGTCGGTGCAACTCTTCAAAATAATTTAGCAACGCTGGTGCTTTCATCGGCTGGCTCTTATGCCACTGGTCAATCTGTCACCATCACCGGTTGCGGTTCAACTTATAACGGCACATTCACCATTACTGCCACTTATCCATGGACTACAGGTTCAGGATCATTCCCTCTTTTCACATTCTTTCCTTGGACATGGCCTAATTACCCCAAGGGTTACAGCTTCATTCAGTATGCAAAGACAGCCGACAACAAGAATTATCAGCTAATCGTGCCTTACGGCAAAGCAGCTGGAGTCGATACAAAGACTGCAACCTACGATCAAACACCAGCGGTACGACAAGCTGCGATGATGCTCGCCGTTGACATTTGGCAAGCTCGTCAACAATCAAGTGCCGGTGGAATTTCCCCAGATTTCTCGCCTAGCCCTTATCGCATGGGTAACTCTTTGATGGGTCGCGTACGCGGTCTCATTGCCCCATACACAGGCCCACGGAGCATGGTCGGATAATGCCAGCGGCGATCACCACTCTTCGATCCACACTAGCCACAGCACTTACCAATGCTGCCGTGTGGTCAGTATTTAGTTACCCACCAGCATCGCCTATTGCTAACTCGGTAATTATTTCACCTGATGATCCCTACATCGATCCTCAAAACAATCAATACAACTCGATTTCACCACAGGTCAATTTCAAGATTTCCATGATTGTGCCGTTGCTCGACAATCAGGGAAACCTTGCAGACATCGAAACAGTCATCGTTGCCGTCTTTAACAAACTAGCGGCCTCATCGCTGAGTATCAAAGTTCAAAGTATTTCGGCTCCAACGGTTAGCCCCAGCGAAACAGGCCAAATGTTGATGTCGGAAATGTCAATCTCAATCCTAAGCACTTGGAGCTAACCATGTCAGATCTCACTCAAGAAGAAGAAGCATTCCTGATCAAAATTGGTCAGATCACCACCACAGGCAAAGCAGCTGCACCAGTAGCGAAAGAAGAGGATAAATAATGGCAATCTTTTATCAAAATAATGCTGGCTTCAAAATCTACTCAGGTTCGGCCTATGTCGATCTGACTGACCATGTTCAAGCCATCACCATCAATCGTCAGTTCGATGAACTCGATGTCACAGCGATGGGTCAAACAGGTCATGCTTTTATCGCAGGTCTTGAGTCGTCCACTATCTCAATCGATTTCCTCAATGACAGTGCTACCGGACAGGTATTGCAGGTACTCAATGGTTTAGTGGCGACAGTGGCCGCTTTTAAGATCGTGCAAACTGCAACAGCAATCGGCAACCTCACATCATCAGCAACTATCTCAGCAACAAACCCTCTCTACACAGGTTCAGTCTTGGTGAACAAGTTGACCCCAGTAGCAGGAAAGATCGGCGATGTAGCGATACAGAGCCTCACATTCACAGTCTCAGGTGCGATTACCGTCGCAACTTCGGGCACTTGGTAAGAAAGGGATAAACAAATGGCAATCTTTTATCAAAATTACGCAGGATTCAAGATCTCGACCGATGGCACTACTTATGTAGATCTCTCAGACCATGTGCAGTCAATCACCGTAAATAACGGTTATGACGAGCTGGATGTATCCGCGATGGGAACTACCGGTCATCAATTTATTGGTGGGCTCGCAGCTCCTACCATTTCAGTTGATTTCAACAATGACACAGCAGCTTCTTCGGTTATGCAAACTCTTAATACATTGGTGGGAACAGTTGCCAAATTTAAGGTTATTCAAACCACTACTGCCGTTGGTTCAGCTACAAACCCGATCTATTCAGGTCTTGTACTGGTCAACAAGCTCACACCAGTAGCAGGAAAGATCGGCGATGTCGCAGTGCAGTCATTGACTTTCACAGTCTCTGGATCCATCACAGTCACTCCTAGCGGTACTTTCTAAGCGATCCCACAATGGCAAAGCTCAGAATTACCAAAGCAAATGGCGATGTATCAGAACACGCAATCACTCCGAGCATCGAGTATGCCTTCGAGATGTATGCGAAAAAGGGATTTGGCAAAGCCTTTGCCGAGGATCAAAAGCAATCAGACATCTTCTGGCTTGCATGGAAATGCTTAAGCAAGACTGAAGATGTACCCCTATTCGGTGAGAAGTTCGTCGATGTCTTGGCCAAGGTCGAGGTATTGGATGATTCAAGCCCAAACTAATAGAGCGCGATTCCTTCACCTACTTGATAGCAAAACTATCAGTCAGGTTAGGGATTGCGCCTAGGGAGTTGTACGAGATGGATGCACCGATGCTCAATGCGATCATCGATGTAATACAAGCGGAAGCGAGGGAAGCCGAAAATGCCAGTAGAAATCGTCGGCCTTAGCGGTGTTCTTAAAGCCATGCGTCAATTCGAGCCTGAGCTTTCAAAGGAATTAAACTCTCGTATTCGTCAAGCTCTGACTCCCATCAAAGTAGATGCACAGGGTTTAGTACCTGATCGAGTCCATGGCCTTTCAAATTGGTCATTTAATACCACTGGTCGCAAAATCAACAAAGAGACCAGCGCTTTCGCCTCCTATGATCGCTTTCCTAAATTCAATTCTGGAATCGTTCGCAAGGGCATCAAGATCTCGGTTACTAAATCCAAGAAAACTCGTAACGGATTTTCCTATTTCTATCGCATTACTAACACTTCTCGCGCTGGCTCAATCATGGAGACTGCAGGTCGTACCCATCGTCAGGGTCTGCCATGGGATCCAAACGCTATGGGCAATCGCTCAGGTGATTACTCAAAGTCTCGCAACCCTCATGCTGGCGAGTGGTTTATCAATCAACAGCGCATCACTCTGGCTGGTTCAGGAAAGATGAGAGGTCGCTTGCTTTATCGAGCATTCCACCAAGATCAAGGCCATGCACTTGCCATAGTTGAGGACACAATTAAATCCGTTATTGCGCGGTTCGTAGCTCGAGCCAATGCCCATGATGTGTGGTCTATCAGATGAGCACTCGCAATGTTGTAGCCGTTGATTTCGTAGCTAGTTACACAGGAGCCAATAACCTCAAAAGAGCTGAAAGTCAATTTGCTCAACTTGGCGCAGCTGCTAAGAAACTAGGCGCACTCTTTGGCGTTGCCTTTGCAGGTCGCGAGATCCTTGCTTTCACCAAGCACTCAGTACAAGCATTTGCAACCAATGAAAAGCAGATTGCCATCCTGAGTAACACTCTTAAGAATTTCGGCGTACAGGGTGCAACCGATGGAGTAAATAAATTTATCGTTGCACTTAGCGAAGCTAGTGGTAAATCTAAAGAGCAGTTAATCCCCTCATTTCAGAAATTATTTATTGCAACAGGCGATGTCGTCGGTTCGCAAAAAGAGCTGCAACTTGCCATGGACATCAGCGCGGGTACTGGCAAAGACCTTGAGGTAGTCACTGCTGCCCTTGCTAAAGGCTATCTAGGTAACACCACAGCGTTGACTCGCTTGGGCGCTGGCCTTAGTAAAACGGTTTTAGCAACTAAAGACATGAATTTGATTAACAAGCAACTTGCTAAAACATTTACTGGTGACACAGCCGTCGCAGCTGAGACTTTGCAAGGCAGGGTAGATCGCCTCAAGGTCTCCTTCCATGAGATGCAGGTAGAAATAGGCACAGGATTAGTTGATGCTTTCACCATTCTCGGTAAAAATAACGGCATTGAGCAGATGCAATCCAAACTGCACACTATTGGCGTAGAGATAGCGGACATCACCGTCGGCGTAGCAACTTTGATCGAATACCTTAACAAGATACCTGGTGCTGGATTCTTTGATGCTCTCCTCAAGGCTAACTATCGCGCAGGAATTCTTGGTCAAATTGCAGACTTAGGCAAGGTCACTCGAGAAGCCATGACTCCCAAGGCCGCCACTGGCTTAATGGGTGATAAGAATAAAGAAAACATCATCAATGCTACTGCTCTCAAACTTGCTCAAAGTGAAGCTGCTGCAAATGCCAAGGCACTCGTTGCAGCTAAGGCCATCGCCAAAGCGGCTCAAGACAAACTCAAAGCAGAGCGCGATTCACTTAACCTTAAACTTGCTGGATCTACAGTGGACATGCAGAACATTGAAATTCAAGCTGCACTACAACGCGGTCAATCTAAAGAAGTAGAGAATGTCTTACTCTTGCAACGAGCACTTATCAATGGAAATGCAGATCAAGCAGAAGTCCTAGCTCAAGCAATCCTCAAAGCCAATGGTTTAGTTATGGATGTAAAGGGCAACATTTCCTCTCTTGGATCTGCTAAAGATCCCTTTGCTGACTGGCCTACATTGGCTCAGAGCGCACTCGATCAAATCAAACTCTTACTAGCTGAATTCACAAAGAATGCAGTAGTAGTCAAAGTCAAGGTCGTAGGCGGCGATGGTGGCAGCGCAGGTGACACAGGTAATCCAACAGTTGATAACATAAAAAAGGTTTTGGGTTTTGATCCTACTTATGGCGGAGCAAATGCAGCATCAAGCAGTGTTAGTCCAGCATCGATGATGGCAACTGCTGCTCCATCAACTGATTACGCGGCTCAACTCGGTCAGTATTTCGCTGGAGTCGCTCAACAACCACCAGTGCAGATCAATGTCTCAGCTGGCCCCGGCATTATCGTCGATGCTACTCAAGGCAGTTCAAGTAATGGCACACCAGTCACTCTTGATCGACTATCTCCATTGGGATACTTAGGAATCAAGTAGCCATGGGATACCCATTTACCGTAGCCGTCACCTTTGATTTCTCTTCCTCTCCGGTCTTTGGCTACTCATTTACTATTGGCGATCCTCAGCACGGCATTCTTGGTACTAATGTGCTTGCCGATGCTGCATCTAATGTGGTGGACATTTCCAATCAAGTCACACAGATCTCGATCAAAGGTGGCTACAACCTTCTTACCGATCAATTCGAGGCCACTAGCTGCACATTCAGAATCTATGACCCAACGGGCATCTGGAATCCTCAAAACACTGCCAGCCCTTACTACGGCAAACTCATTCCCAACCGTAAAGTTCGTGTGTCTACTACCTATAACGGCGTAGGGCACTTTCTATTTTCAGGCTATGCCTCTAGCTACAACTACACCTATCCCAAAGATCAAATTATCGGTTATGTAGACATCCTTGCTACCGATGCTTTCAGGCTTTATCAGCTCTCCAATGTCACCACCATTGCATCATCTCCTAGCGGTCAGACCACTGGTGCTCGTATTAATGCGATCCTCGATCAAATCTCGTGGCCAGCATCGATGAGACAGATCGACACGGGCGACACTTCATGTCAAGCAGACCCCGGTACTTCTCGCACAGCCCTTGGTGCTCTCAAGAATGTAGAAATGACAGAGCAGGGAGCCTTTTACATGAATGGCGAAGGCAACGCGGTATTTAAGTCTCGCTCCAATGTGGAGAAAACTAACGGCGCAGCCCCAATCACAGTTTTTGCCAATGATGGCAGTGGCATTGGGTACTACCAGATCACTTTTGCTCACGATGACAAGCTCATCATCAACCAAACCACAGCAACCAACATAGGCGGCACTGCTCAAACTGCAACAGATACAACCTCAATCGCCCTGTATTTTCCTCATTCATACAACATGCCAAGTCTGGTCGGTCTTACCGATGCCGATGCTCTTAACATCGCACGGCTTTATACCAGCACCAGAGCACAGACCACGATCCGCATCGATAACTTGACCCTTGATCTGACCACTCCTGACTATGCAGCAGGAGTCTTGGCAGGTCTAACTCTGGACTATTTCAATACTGTGCAGATTACTTCGGTGACTCAAGCTGGTACATCAATCACTAAGACATTACAGATCATGGGTAATGCCTATGAGATTACCCCTACAAATTTCAAAGCAACATTCACAACCTCAGAGCCGATCGATGACGCATTCATTATCGGTTCGAGCTTATACGGAATCATCGGCGTAACTGCCATGACTTACTAAGGAGAATAAATGACAACAGGTATGCCAGCAGCAACAGGTGACATCCTTAGTGCAGCGATGTACAACGGCCTAGTTGCTTACACACTTAATCCTCAAACAGGTGCTACTTATACGACTGTAATTGCAGACTCGTATCAAGTATTGGTGACAATGAGCAACGCATCAGCCAACGCGTTCAAGATTCCAACTAATGCCTCGGTGGCACATCCAGTTGGCACGGTGATCACAGTGCTTAACATTGGCGCAGGTTTAACGACTATCAGCGCAGTCACATCGGGTACTACGACTGTGCTCAGTGCTGGTGCAACTGCGGCCTCACCTACCTTGGCTCAATACAAATCAGCAGCTTGTATCAAGACTGCTACTGACACTTGGTATGTAGTGGGAGCAATCGGATGATTGGAAACATTACAGCTGGAATACTTTCTCCAACTACTCTTGCATTTTCTGTGGATTACTTAATTGTTGCAGGCGGCGGTTCTGGTGGGCGAGAATCCAATGGCGCAGGCGGCGGTGGAGGCGGTGGTGGTTATCGCACGGCTACTGGCTTTATTCCCACCCTTTCAACCAATTACACGGTAACAGTCGGAGCAGGAGCCGCAATTTCCGGATCATCAGGAACACCGGGCTTGCGAGGATCTGACAGTGTATTTTCAACATTTACTTCAACTGGTGGTGGTGGTGGTGCGGTAGATCGCGCTGGTGGTACAGCACTAACCGGTGGTTCTGGCGGCGGCGGTTATGCCGATGGTTCATACAAAACAGGCGCATCTGGAAATACACCTTCCACTTCACCATCTCAAGGAAACACTGGTGGTAATGGTGGCGGTGAAGGCGGTGGTGGTGGTGGCGGTGCCGGCGCAGTCGGTGGTACTTCTGCGATCGTTGGATCAGGTTCAGGCGCGGCAGGTTCAGGCGGTGTAGGTTCTGCTTCCACTCTTACAGGATCATCAGTTACTTATGCAGGCGGTGGCGGCGGCGGTGCTTATCGCTCACCTCAAACCGCTGGCGCTGGTGGTACAGGCGGCGGCGGTGCAGGTTCTGTCGGTTATACAACTTCAGCTGGTGTTGCTGGTTCAACTAATACAGGCGGCGGCGGCGGAACAGGATCAGGCCGTGCCGATTTATCCATTATCAATTTGCCGGGCGCAGGTGGCTCAGGAATCGTTGTTCTTTCGTATAGCAGTACCAAAACAATAACAATCGGCAGTGGCTTAACAGGTTCGACTGCAACAGTAGGCGCAAACAAAGTGACAACAATTACTGCCGGAACCGGAAATGTGAGTTGGGCATAATGGCACATTACGCATTCTTAGATAAAAACAACATTGTTACTGAAGTCATTACGGGAATTGATGAAAATCAAAAAATCGAAGGATTAGATCCCGAAATTTGGTATGGCAATTTTCGAGGTCAAGTATGCAAACGGACTTCATACAATAACAAAATTCGCAAAAATTACGCAGGTATTGGTTATTTTTATGATGATTCACGCGATGCTTTTATTGCGCCTCAATGTCATGCGGTAGCCGTACTCAATGAGGCAACTTGCCAATGGATCTGCACAGATCCAGCGCATGAGGCTCGCTTATGATCCCATTAGGCACAGCTGCGAAAGTGCTCGAAATCGCTATTGGCGAGATCGGCACTATTGAAGGCCCCAAAGATAACGAAACCAAGTATGGGAAATTCACTCACTTTGATCAACTGCCTTGGTGCGGTTCATTCTGCAACTGGGTATTCGCTCAAGCCAAGGTCAGCATTCCATCGATGGTGGCTACTGCTATGGGAGCACAGAAGCTCAAGAACATCGGCTCATGGATGATCAACCCACTGCCCGGTGACTTGGTGTTCTTTGATTTTCCTCATGATGGCGTGGACAAGATCAGCCACATTGGAATTGTCATGCAGGTGAATAAGGCTGACATCTGGACAATCGAGGGCAACACCGGTGGTGCTGGTCAATCACAACGCAACGGCGGCATGGTGCTGGCAAAGGTTCGCCCATTAGGTAAAGGCTCCCCTGTCGTTGGCTACGGTCGCCCTAAATTCTTACCTTATTCGGGAGAGTTGCCCAAAGTGACTCCCACCGATACCCCAACCCCAAAGGTGGACAAATGAAACAAGCAAAAGCAATCGCGGCATCATGGGCGAGATCTTTCCTCGCAGCAATGATCACCGTGTACATCGCAGGTGTGACAGACCCTAAAGCTATCCTCATGGGTGGCATTGCGGCAGTTGCACCAGTAGCACTTCGATACCTCAATCCTAAGGATTCTGCGTTCGGAGTCACTAAAGAATGAGTCAAACCGATTGGGCGGCGATCGCGGTTGCCGTAACGACTTTGGTCGCTGCCTTCTCGGGTCTTATCCGCTTCCTCGTAAAACATTACCTCTCGGAGTTAAAACCCAACTCAGGTAAATCCATGCACGATCGAATGACCATGATCGAGTACAAAGTCGAAAAGATCTACGAAATCATTCTCAGTGATCGCCTTCGTAAATAACTAACCTGCTCGATTAGCGAGGAAAGCCTTCAGGGCATTATTGGCATCCTCAGCTCGTAAGCCGCTTCGAGATTCTTGCCTTACTGGTTGAGAGGCTGATGATTCAAGCCAATCGCGATTATCCTCATACATGAGCAGTGCTTCTTTGGCAGCTTTAATAAAGTGATGTAGGTGCTTTCCCCTAATCCTGAGGGCAAACTCGATCTCCTGAGTCTTGTGATTCTCCCTCACGCTGTTCGTAGTCACAATCAACAGATCTCCCGGGTTAGGTATTCGTGGATCTTGACCATACCCATAACACTCAATTCGACCTTCAAGGTTGGCATGGCTGGTTACATTGACCATACCTGAGGCGGCTTCGCGTGGTGCAGACATAATTTGCTCCCTAATTCTCAGAAACCGCGTGTCGGTCATTGCAAATTGGGCATCAATTCTCCTACCCTGAGAACGCAAGACAAACTCGTCGGTTTAGGGATTGAGAATGTGGCTAGGCGGTAATTATCAAGTGCCTACTAGTTACATTATGTAAAGTTGATTTAAGCGTAAAACGCCTCGATCAGACTTACATAATTATTTTCTCGCTCCCTACTCCGACCTTACAGATCGGGAGAAGAAAGTGTTAGATCAAATCGGGTTAATTGCAGAAATCTGCATACTTTTCATAATTGGAGGGCTAACCCTCTTACTTGGCTATGTCGCTGGGCACAAAGACGGCACTAAAGAAGGCTTCCAACGAGGCAGAGCAATCGGTCGCCATGCGGCAGGTCGCGAGGCTGTTAAATGAGCAATCCCCTAGAAGGCTATGAATCGGTAGCTGAGAGAATTGAAAAGTTCTGGAATCACTTTCCAGCAGGTCGGATCGATTCCAAGATCATCTATCAAGATGGTCAGCGATACATCGTGCAGACTGACATCTACCGCGATGCGATGGACTTGATTCCCTACGCCACAGACTTTGCAGAAGAGATCAGAAGCAATGCCAATCGCTTTCCTTTGGAGAATGCATGTACTAGCTCGATCGGTCGGGCATTTCACACTGGTGGCATTTCCAAGTTCAGTGAAGGCACTCCTCGCCCATCATTTGAAGAGATGCGTCGGGTCGGCTCAAGTCTGAGCGCAGTGCCGGATCTACCAACAGCTACAACCACGATCACAGTCCGAGAGAAATCTGATCCTTGGACTATCGATGCCGTCGTAGATGAATTGGGTGGGCAGATCATTACCGGGCAGATTCCACCTGCTGCCCCACAGTGCAAGCACGGCTCCATGGTGCGCAAAGAAGGCCAAGGAGCCAAAGGCCCATACGCAGGTTATGTCTGCTCATCAAAGATTCGTGCCGAGCAATGTCCAGCAAAGTGGGATAACTAATGCCATCAACTGATCCTCACTCTTGTTTACGCCTTCTCTACCTTATGCACTCCCCTGTCGAGGTAACACTGCCTAATGGCTCATGGGGTTATGCCTGTGACATCTGTGGCAACTATGGCTTTCCCTGCGATTCACAACGATTAGTTCTTGCTGCAATCGAGGCTACTAATGGGTGATCTTGAATTTATCTTTAACAACAATCAAGCCATCAACATTGGTCACTTTGATTTCTGCGATAAGTGCAATCAATACAAAAACATCCAGGGCGGAGAAACTCAGGCTCAAGATGGGCTCCAACTGATGTGGTTCTGCTCGGAGTGCCGATGATTACCATCAAGCTAGAACGCAAGGATGAACTCACCTGCGCTGCGATTGCCTTTCGCCGAGAAGCTGAATCACCTACCAAGGTAGATCGAAGCGTACAAAAGGTCACATTCCACGAGTCGATCTATCGCAATGCAGAAGCTATCGGCTCAGAGATGGCAGTGGCGGCTTACTTTGGCATTCCTAACTTTGAGCCAACAGTGAACACATTCAAGATGAAGGCAGACTTTGCTTCATCGATTGAAATCAAACACACCAGCTACGAGCATGGACATTTAATCATTAAACCTAGTGATCGAGATGATGATGTGGCGATCTTGGTGACTGGCTCCTCTCCTACCTATGTGCTTCGGGGTTGGATGCCCATTAAGCGAGTCAAGACCAGCCGTTACTTACGCGGTGATGGCTCATGGTGGGTGCCACAGCTTGATCTACTGCCTTTGGCTGACTTAGTGAGGAGTGATTATGCCTCTGCTCTCCTTTAAGTGCCGGATCTGCAAATGCTTCCAAGAGCATGAGGTATTGCAAGAGTTCTCAGGCTTTGGCTTAGTTGTTCAATGTCATGGCTGTGGAGTCATGGGAGTTGAACTTAAAATCAATGCTCGAGTAAATCCATTGGAAAAATCATCATGATAAATCGGCGTGTCGTCACGCTTAGGCTGTTGTGGGCATGGGTACGATCACCTCTCTCGACGAGAGACCCTGTGGGGTCAGTCTCGCGGCGAGTCTCTCTATCGGGCGCACTATGTGTAGCGGTGCTACAGCTGATGCCAGCACAGGCGAGTGAGTCAAAAGAAGATACTAACTATTACAAACTCTATGCACATTCAAGAGTGATTATAGATAAGCAGTATCAGTGCCTGGATCAGTTGTGGACACATGAGAGCAACTGGAACCCACTCTCACGCAATGGTCATCACTATGGGATACCTCAAGCAAACAATGTCAGTGTGAGGTACTTAGATCCCTATAGTCAGATTGACTTTGGTATTAAGTACATTACTCAAAGGTATAAGACACCATGCAATGCACTCACTCATTGGCGTAGGTACTCATGGTATTAGGACGAAGAGAGTTCGGCACTCGAGCATGGCGCAAGATACGAGAGTCCATCCTGATTAGAGATTCATACACCTGCGTGTACTGTGGTGGTGAAGCTAATGAAGTTGATCATGTGATCGCTCGTGTAAATGGAGGCAGTAACTATGAGGATAACCTCGTTGCGTGCTGTAGACGGTGCAATCTAGCCAAGGGTGCTCGTAGAGGGGTTTTTTCTGGACGGTCGGATAC